ACTCGTACCCGCGAGAACATCCTGGTTACTACCGTTACCAATGCCACTACCGTTGAGGTTGTACGTGGTAAGGGCCGTGTAGCGGCTGCTGACCTGAATGATGATGAAGTGCTTATCCATATCGGTAACGCACACGAGCAAGGCTCTGGCCGTCCTACTGCCCGTCGCCTGTCTACCATTCACGTGCCTAACTACACGCAGATCTTCCGTAACGCGTGGGCACTGACTGATACCGCTCGTGCGTCTATGGCCGAGAAAGGCTACAGCAACATCGCAGAAAGCCGTAGCGAGTGCGCTATGTTCCACGCTGTGGACATGGAGTCGGCTATGATCTGGGGTCAAGCCTCTATGGATACCTCAGGCGGTACGCCTATGCACACTACCCAGGGTATTATCGACGCCCTGTCGCAGTATGCGCCTACTCACGTACAGACTGCCGGTGCGACTACCAACTTCTCCCAGTTGGAAGACCTGCTTACTCCGTCGTTCCAGTACTCTACCGACCTTGGTAACAACAAGGAGCGCGTATTGTTCACTGGTGCACAGGGTAACAAGGTGCTGAACGATATCGGCCGTAAGCACGCTAACGCTGAGATGACTCTACAGCAGAACCAGATGGGTATGCTCTTCACGTCTATCAAGACGTACAAAGGCGTTATCCATATCATTGAGCACCCTCTGTTCAATGGCGTCGGCTCTGACGTAGGCTCCTCTGCCTTGGTACTTGACCTTGCAGCTATCAAGCTGGCCTACATGCGCGGTCGTGATACTAAGAAGGAAGAGTACGGCGTAGGCGGCTCTGAAGGCGGTGTGAACGGTATCGACGCGGTAGGTGGTTCTTTAACCTCTGAGTTCGCGGTAGAGTACATTAACCCTGCCTCTGGTGTGCTAATCAACGGCCTGACCGCTGGCGTAGCATAACCCTTTTGGCTGCCCCTTCTCTTAGTACGCTGTAGGCTAGTACGGAGTACATAACCGGGGAGGGGGCAGCCCCCTATTCTAGCAACTGATAGGTAATCAACATGAGCGATGCAAAACCAGGAATTCAAGCTGGTATGGGTAACACCGTATCAGAAGCTCCTAAGATGAACCTTGCTGCTACGTTAGCAGAGAAGGTCGCTGAGGGTAACAAGCCTGCTAAGGCAGATGGTTACTACTCTATCCACTCCGGCAAGTGCTGCGGTAAGGTGTGGCCTATGAACGATCCGTTCGTACCCACTACCCAAGAAGAGCTGGACGTATGCGAGAGCCTAGTAGCTCGCGGCTACGGTACACTGGTTGGCAAGAAGCCTACCATCAAGTAACAACCTACAAGGGGATACAGCATGAATTTCGGTGAAGCTATCGGTCAGGTTATGAGCGAGTTAAAACGGCCTGACAAGGCTACTACCGTGAAGCTGGCTCTCAATATGGCACTAAGCCAGCTTAGCATGGCTAACGCGTTCCCACGGGATATAGTGGAGACTACGTACGCAGTGCCTGTCAACGAGCAGTCAGACTACATGCTGTCTATTCCCCTTACCACATTCCCTGGGTTCCGCCGCTTCAAGTACTTGCGTGGCAGTAACGACAACAAGTACCTTGAGAAGCGTAGCCCCGATAAGGTGTTTACCCGAGAAGGCCACGAGCAGTTTGGCAGCTACTACGTAGCGGGGGCTAACATCCAGATCAAGCTCCGTATCCCCGCAACTACCCTGCTTGTGGGATACTATGGTAAGCCTGCTTATCTATCTGCTAATGCAGACACCAACTGGATGCTAGATGACTTCCCTACGGTAGTCCTTGCTCTAGCTATTTCCTTGGCTTTTCAATCCATCGGGCAGGAGAAGGATGCGACGGCTTGGCTGCGTATCTCCACTGTGAATGCCCGTGCACTAGGGTTGGATCTTGTAGAGGCAGCGTAACATGGCGCACTCATTCCCCCTAGTAAACATACCCTTTGAAGTAGCTGACCCTATAGTAATCAACCCTACGCCGGTAACGGTGAACCCTACTCCGGTAACGGTAGCGGGCGGGACAGATCCTACAGCCCTTACCCTCCTGTCTCATAAGCGGCAGGTGGACTATCAGGTAGATGACCTTATATACTACGGGTTCGGGCCTACTGAAGCCCTAGATGAGGACGCGGTATGGCTTATCTACCGTATCAACCTAGTAGGTGGCTATATCTGGCAGCAGGCCAAAGGAGCATGGGCGCTTAGGGCATCACTGGAGTATACCTAATGGCTTTCTATTTTGATGCAAACGGGCCAGACTATGACGCTATAGCACAGGCTATCCTCAATACAGACCTAAGTACCTTCACCGGCCCTGAGAATAGTCTTGGGGCCTTTTTGCGTAACCAGGTTCTCACAGTCCCTAAGTTCCTTGGGCTACAGCACATGCCTGCGCTAGCTGACCTTCCGCTAAGCCCAGTCATTGAGGTCATTCACCCCTTCCGTATCATAGACGACGCCAATAACCCTGTCGTAGACGACGCTGCTAACCTAGTAGTCTGGGCGCTGTATGGGCCTGTCGTAGATGATCTAGAGAATCCCGTAGTGGATGATCTGGGTCGGGCTGTTATAGTCAATACCGGGGGCCTGCTAGGTAACCCTGTGTATGACACGGCAGGTAATCGGGTAGTAGACGACGCTGGTAACTTAGTCTGGGGCTATAACGGGTACTATGCGCTGGATAACTTAGGTAACATAGTAGTTAACGATAACGGCGTCCCTGTGACCCTATAAGGACTTCCCATGGCTTATCACAGTACAGCACAGCTAGAGGAAGTCCATGCTCCCATATCCTATGAGTACGATACTGCCGCTAGCCGGTTAGCAGCTACGGGCTTTATAGCCACTGACTGCAATAAGCTAGCTAGGCAGCTGGATGATAACAGCGTATGGCTTCTTAGTCAGCCTTCTCCTCCTATCTGGATCAACCTTGGGGGCGGTAGCCCTGGGGTAACAACTCAGCAGCCCACTACCGCAGGCATCTTGTCTGACGGGCTGCCTCATTCCATTGACCTAGTGAGCTACATACTGTTCCGTGCAGTTCGCTGGTCAGTAGTAATAAGCACCAACGACGGCCTCCAGCACTACTATGCAGATGTATCTGCTTTGTACGACGGAGTAACAGTACACTACAATGTGCACTCTAGACTGGGGGCTGACCTAGCCATCACACTCTCAGCTGTGCCCATTAGTGGTAATATAGCCTTGCAGGTTGCCTCTACTGAAGTGCAGACTGTAAAAGCTAGCGTAGTAAGAACACCCATTCTCATAACGTAGAGGTATACCAAGATGGCTCAATCCTTCTTTAGAGTAGGCAAAGGCGTCCAGCTAGACAACGTAGCGTGGATCTCAGGAGCTGGCGTACCAGGCGGCGGTGACGCTGACCTAGTAGCCGTAGGCTCCATTTACACCAACGAAACCAACGGTAGCTTGTATCAGAAGGTTACTGCTGGTACTGGTACTGACAAGTGGGAGCGTAAGCTAACCCAGACCGACCTTGATAGTGTATCCTCCGGTACTAGCTGGCGTGAGCCTGCGGATCTCCATGACGAGACTACCACCACGCTGGCTGCCGTTATCACAGACGCTAACACAGACGATCTGCTAGATGGCGTGACTGTCGTAGCAGGCTTGCGTGTCTTGCTAACCGGCCTTACCGGTGATAACAAGAACGTATATATCGTCGGTGGCTCTACCGGTGCTTGGACTCTGACTGAGGACACTAACCTAGCTACAGTGGGTGACACCCTGTATGTAGGCGGTGGTACCCATGCAGGCCACAGACACACTTATAACGGCACCGATTGGGTACAGACTGACCAGGCCTCTAATGACGAGCTTAGCTTTATCCGCTCCTTTATTGGTAAGACCTCTGGTGGCGCTGAGACGCCTACCTACACTGGCACCAACTACATCACCAACGGGGACACGCTGGAAGCTGCGGCTGGTAAGTTAGACACCCAGTTGAAGACTACCACTGATGCTACAGGCACTAACGCTACTAACATCAGCAACCTACAGTCCGCGGTATCTACTAACACTGGTAACATCTCCACTATCCAGGGTGAGCAGACTACCCAGAACACCAACATCAGCAACAACGCCTCGGCAATCACTACCATCCAAGGCGAGCAAACCACGCAGAATACCAACATCACCAACGCGCAGAACGACGCTACTACAGCGCTGAACCGCGTAGGCGACACCACCGACTATACCTCCAACATCATCGTAACAGACGGTGATTCGGCGGCTACCGCGATTGGTAAGTTGGACGCTGAGCTGTCTAGCCGAATCCGTAAGCTGACGGCTGCTGCCGTTACCACTGCGGCTACTGTGGATAGCGTGCTGGTCGATAACGTGGACGCTGTAGAATGGCTTGTTACCTGTACTCAGGCATCGGCTCCTGCTAACAAGTTCACTGTAAAGATCATCGCACTGCACGATGGCTCGACTGGGGCTGACGCGACTGAGGTAGACTGGAACGAGTTTGCCCGTCTAACCACAGGCTCTACTATCTCGGGGCTGGACTTCAACGTAACCCTTACCGGTACAGCAGGCGCTCAGGCTATGAACCTGCGTGTAAACTCTACCGCTTCGGTCAACGTGAAGATCATCCGTATTGCAAGCTAAGGAGTAACTAGATGGCTATTACCTTCGACCGTGCCCTCTCCCTACAGGGCGTATCTTTTGATGACCTTGTAGGGCTTTTCGGAGGGGCGGGGCTACCGTCTGCTGAGGACGATGGCACCTGGCCTTTAGGCTCTCTGTACATACAGGCTGGCGGCTCTGTCTTTAAGAAGACTGCTAACCCTGCTACGTATGTAGAGCTAGGGGCTGGGGGCGGAGGTGTAGCCCCTACTACTGCCACGATCACTCAGGCAGGCCACGGCCTGTCATTGCTCAACGTAATTCGTAGTGACGCAGGAGTCTGGAGCAAGGCTCTAGCTAACCTAGACTCGACCTTAGGGTTGGGGGTGGTTACAGGCGTTACGGACGTTAACACATTTGAGGTGTCCATGTCTGGGCGCTTCCTGCTGGCGGCCCACGGGCTTACAGTAGACGAGTACTACTTCTTGAGCGACACTACCGCAGGGGCTATGACCGCTACGGAGCCTACTATTAGCCAGCCAGTCCTATACGTAGAGAACGCTAACTACGTATGGCTACTGCCCTACAGGCCAGCCACTGCTTACGACCCTACTATCCATGCGATAGTTTGGCGTGACTTATTTGCTCCTCTGTCCACGGCTAAGGCTACAGGAGGTACGGTACCTACGTGGTCTTCCCTAGGTACTAGCGGGATATACGGGTACTTGTTCTCCGCTAGCCAGCTTAATGAGCTTCAGGTCAGCTTCCACATAGACCATGACTTCTACCCAGGTTCTACCATCTACCCACACGTGCACTGGGCACCTACTACGGCTGCCGCTGGTACGGTACGGTGGATCATGCAGATCGTCTTTGCTAAGGGGCATAGCCAGCAGGCATTCAATTTCAATAGCCCCATAGAGTTGGCCATAGAGCAGGCTACTACCTCTACCGCGTGGACGCACCATGTAGCGGAGGCTGAGCTTACTGCCCTAGCAGCTACGATGGAGCCAGACAGTATTATGATTATCCGCTTCTACAGGGATGCAGCTCATGCCAATGACACGTACCCTGACGCAGTCTACGGACAGCAGGTGGATATACACTACCAGGCTGACCGTGTGGGTACTCCGGGCAAAGCCCCTAACTTCTACGTATAGGATTCATTATGGCAAACTCAGTTGTTATAGGGCTACCAGGTGCCCTGCCCGAGGTTGTCTCCTACGAGACCCTTGATGCGAAGGGGGACGTTGGTTATCTAGAAGGGCAGCTTGCCAAGGGCGACCACGTACACCCACGGAACGAGCTTGGGTTTGCCCATGCTAAGATACCGGCCCAGTCCGGCTCCACTAGCCTACCCAACAACAACAACAAGCCTACTACGGCTAACGGTACACAGATCTTTAGCAAGACGCTGACCCTAGAGTCTGCCGATAACGTAATCCACATTACGGGGATTATGCAGGGTGAGGTGGACGGTAATGGCGGAGATTACGGAGGGCTGGGCGTCGCTGTATTCCGAGGCTCGACCTGTATCGGAGGCGGCGCTGCTTTCTACAATACCAAGGACCCCGGTGAGGGTTTTGGCCCACTGGGCTTTAACATCGTAGATGCCCCAGGTACGGTAGGTCCACATACCTATACAGTAAGGGTAGGTACGGTGAATGGCACTACTTGGTATGTAGGGCGTACTAGAAGCGTTCGCTGGAACGGGGCTATGTCTGACGGCTCTAACGTTACCTTAATGGAGATGTCATTGATATGATATACAAGCAGCCGGACGTTATCACCATCCTTACTAAATACTTCCCCGATACTGAGTTTGTAGTTAGAGGGGAAGCAACCTACTATAACATTGAGTTCTTGACTGCTCCTGTCTCTATGGTAGCCATGGACATTAAGATGCTCCCTTGCGCTAAGCTACTGGCGGAGGCAGAGGTCAAGCAGCAGGCTACCTTTGCTAGACAGAGAGCTACGCAGCTGGTACTCCAGACTGTGGACGTAGAACAGATACGTACCTATGAGGAGAAGTATGCTGAGGCAAGCACCTATTTAGCTAATACTCTCAGCCCTACTCCGCTGCTAGACGCGGAGCTGGTGTTCGTCTCTGAGACTAAGCCCCAGCTAGCTAATGATGTAGTGGCCCAATACAACGCGGCGAAGAACATTCTACGTGGTATGTATGGTACAATTGAGGGGAAGCGCAGGTCGCAGATTGCAGCAGTCTACGCTTGCACTAACCTAGCACAGATTAACAGCCTACCCGAGATAGCTTGGGGCGTATAACCTAGAGGAATAGACCATGGTAGATACAGTACACAGCCAGATGACCCGAGCTAATGGGGGTATCCATACTCCCTTCTCTTGGATCGTGGCAAACGAAGCAGCTCGCCTAGCCTTGGTGGTTACGGTAGGCACCGACATTAACAAGCTATGTTTACAGCAGGATGATGGTACTATCTATCAAGCTCAGTCCGTAAACCCAGTGGTATGGCAGCAGGTAGGTGGAGGTGCAGTAGACCTCTCAGCCTATCAGACCACAACACAAGCGGATGCTAAGTATTCTATCCATGACTCTTTCATGGGTAACCGCTTCATCACTAAGGCCAAAGAGCAAGTAAGGGCTACTACTAACCGAGGTAAGTACGCTGCAGCCACCTCGTATGTGGCAGGGGACGTAGTCTGGACTGATGATATGGGTGTTGGTAGCCCACAAGTAGATATCTGGATGTTCCTAGAGGCCGTTACCTCTCCCGCTACCCTCCCAGCCGTAGCGTCTGGTGATGGAGCCTTTCTTATGGGGGCATACATTGCCCGCTACCAAGCTACTATGCTTAAGGGCTTTTTCAATGGGCAAGCCAGCACAGGCTATACTACCCCAGGGCATCCAGACAACGCCGTTACCGACGTGACTATGGATATACTACCAGGGCTAGGTTCAGTATTCCTATATGATATAAAGTTCAATGACGCGGGCACTCCCTCAGCTAGCCTCGCCGCCTACGGCCCTGGGTACATGTGCGTTAATAGCCCTGGTACCTACTTCCACCCGAGCAACGTAGACCCAGGCCGCTATGTTGTTGTGAACGAGGGCTATAACAACTTCGGCCAGCCTACGCTGGCTAGAGAGCATGGGTATTTAAGTGCCATCGGGGCTTCCGCAGCAGCAGCGCGTATACCCCTGACTGTGGGTATCGTAGCAGGCTATATGACTGATGATCCTTGGACTGGAGATGAGGTGGCTATAGGTTCCGTTATCCTGAACGGGACTACTATTACGGAGCCTCTACTCGCGTTGATGTTTGAGGGGGACGTATTCCCTGCTGATGGATCTCCTATCTATTACCGTATGTCTTATGTAGGGGTAGCTCCGGAGGACGCTGAGGCCAATGCCCGTGTGCGCTGGCTTACGGCACCTGACACAGCTACTGTAATGCGCATAGGTACGTACCTAGGCAACAACCAAATCCTGATCGACACTCAGGCTGTCTAAGGAGATAGGTAATGACTGAGACTCTAGGTACGGACCCCGCAGATGAAGGGCGTAGAACCTATGATCCGGTAGTCGCTGATCTGCTTCTCCAGGTAGGCGCTGTAGCCGCCGAAGTACGGGGGTTGCAGCTCCAACTTGTAGCACTGGAGAGTGGGAACCGCGAGGGTAGGCAGGAGCTAGCGCGGCATATGGCTGAGGAGGAGCATAAGATAGAAGCGCTAGTCCAGAGGCTAGCTAACCTACCAAGCCCTAAGCAGTGGCAGGCGCTAGATGCCTTACTGGTGCAGCGTGAGGAGGAGATGCTGTTCTGGAAGGACGTGCGTAAGTCTGTAATCAAGCGGGCTATTATGTCTATCACTGGCCTCGTAGGGGCTGCTGTTATCTACTTCATCTATAGTGGGCATCCCCCACCGCCCGGAGGTTAGCATGAGAGAGATCAAAGAGATCTTCCTACACTGTTCGGCTAGTCCCAACTTCAAGCCTGTCCCCGCTGCTACCATACATGAGTGGCATAAGGGACGGGGCTGGGATGGGATAGGCTACAACAAGGTGATCCAGCCGGATGGTACGGTAGAGGAAGGGCGCCCTGACTACTGGGTGCCTAGCCAAGCTGCTGGCCATAACGCGCACGCTATCGGTGTATGCCTCATTGGGCTGAACGCCTTTACGGAAGAGCAGTGGCAGTCTCTGGAGCAGGTAGCCAGGGCACTGCACGCTAAGTTCCCGGACGCGGTATTCCGTGGCCACTATGAGGTTAGCAGCAAGACCTGCCCTAACTTCGACGTGGCAGCCTGGGCCCACGCACTTGGTCTTCCTCGATAAGTATAGGGTAGTTCGCCGTCTTATGCTGCTGTGGGTATGCTGGTTAATCACCCGTACTACCGCAGCAGTATTCGACGGAGGAGATATTAGTGGGCCAGAAGCAGCAGCCTACGGAACCTGTACTGCGCTGCTAACCGCTGTGATAGGCTTCTACTTCCATGCGAGGCACAAGTCCGATGATGATAAAACTTAAACTAGCCCTGCTACTCGTTACGGTAGTGGGGCTTTCTACTTTATGGTTTATGTGGAGGAACGCAGTAGCCCAGAACGAGATAACAGAGCAGCAACTCAAGGCGGCTAACGCGGCCACTATGCAGCTAGCTAAGTGGTCTAGTGCACAGGTGGTAAAGCTAGAGCGAGCGTCAAGCGCATTGACTGCGCATAAGAATAAGGCTATACTAGCTAGTAGAACTATAGCCGAGTTAAAGGAGCAGATACATAATGTACCACATAGCGTATGCTACGACCAGCAGTTGCCTGATGCTGCTATTGACAGCCTGCGGAGGGCAGCCGCTATGTCCGCCTCCTCCACCAGCAGACCTGCCAAGCCCACTAACCCACCTGCTAGTACCCAAGCCAGCGCCCTCCTTCCCTGAAGATGCTACCTGTCGTAGCCTTACGGTGTATACCCTAGAGGTTCTGTCCCAGCTGGACTCTTGCAACCTAGACAAGATGACCTTTAAGGAGGGCACTTATGAATAACCAACCTAAGCTATACCCGCAAGCTTCGGCTGATGGTAGTCCTATCCCTGACGCTATCGCCAACCCTGAGGGGTATGTTGTGCAGACCGTAACCAGTACCCCTGTCCTTGTCTCACTCCCTAACAGAGAGAACATAGTAGGAGTGTACGTTACAGACCTATGCCTAGTCTTGTTAGATGACACCAGTGTCTATACTCAAGGCAGTTACCAGCCTAACGGGTTTATCCTACTACCTGGGCTTATGTATACATTATACATAGACAATGACTTCATGCGAGTGCAGCACATAGGTGTTAGCACAGACACAGTTACCTTATACGCAAACGTACTATCCCCTTGGGGTGGTGCTGGTGCACAGCTTGAGCGGAGTATCTGATATGCAGCGTAAGACAGTAGTTAACCTAAAGAACTCTTTGCAGATTATACCCGAGGATGCCTATGCAGCGCACCACGGAGCAGATGAGGTAGACGCGCAACAGGGCACGTATCCTGTCCAGCCTATGCGTGGACGTAACATCATGCCTACGCGAGAGGGCTACCAGAGCCACTTCGGTCTAGAGGCTATAGGCCCGAGATATCCACAGCCTATACGCTTTCCTGGCCCTCTCCCTATAGTGTACAAGACCCTTGTAATAGAGGCGGCTGACGGGACTAACCTCAATGTATCTATGAGTATGCACGGAATAAGCATAACGGGTAATAATGAAACCGATATGACGCTAGACGAGGTGACAGGGAAGCCTGTTCCTGTAGTGTCTGCGTCTAGCTATACTACTTTCCCATTTGCACCAGACTCTCGTGATAACAGGCCCGGCATCTATAGTGCGTGGTCTGAGAGTATGAAATCCCTTATCACTGATGGTGTTGTGACGGCATGGGAGTCTAAGCCTGAGAGCTCTCTTAGCTGGAACGGAGTATCTGGTTATGACCCCTCAGTAGGCAACAATGCTGCCCTAGCTAGACTCCCGTCTCAGATTACAAATGAGACAACAGTACTTAGGATGCTTCAGGGCTTCATGGGTACTGACACTGCGGGGACTGCTCAGTGGACATGGTGTACCGTTAAAGGGGAACTCTATCTATACAGAGCTGGCTACCCCTATGCCTGTAGACTACAGAGAACTTCCTCTGCGCCTGGTGGTATCCGCATTGATATTCTTCGTATTAACTTCCTTAGCATGGGTAATCAACGGGGTATATTCTCTGCTTCTGGTAGCCTGGGGTTTTGGGATGGTACTAACGCAGTAGCTACCAGCTCTGCACTAGACCCTATTGATTTTGTACCAGACGCCAAGACGCTAGCTAACGTGTCCACTAGCCGCCACGTCAAAGGAGCTATCATAAACATAGCCGCCTTTGATAAGGGGTATATTATCTACGCCACTGGCTCCATAGTAGAGATTCGAGAAGAGAAGAATAGCCTCCTACGTTGGTCTAGTAAGCCTGTGCTGTCGGGGTCTGGCATTACAGACTATCTGCACGTGGCAGTATCGCAGCCTAACAGTACCCATTTTGCATGGACCAGCACCGGCTTGTACGCGCTGCACTTTGATAAAGAGCCGCAAGTCCTAGTGCCTGACGTGTACGATATGCTGAACCGCTTTGGTGTTAAGCTGGCGCTGGCGGGGGGTCGCTACCTGTTCTTGCAGTACGCGTCGAACGTACCTATGTTCTACTATGACGGTTGGTATGAGCTAGTGCCCCCTTCAGAGTTGTACGTGCCTGGCTATACTGTCCCAGGGGTGTCCATCCCAGGAGTATTCATCCCAGGTGATACTGTCTGCTACCGGCCAGACCAGCTTATCGTAGAGAGCCAGCTTATCCAAGGGGAGCCTGGCTACCCAGGAGATCCAGGAGACCCAGGCGACCCAGACTGGATGCCGGCAGATAGACCAGATGGGTACGACCCCTATGACGGAGAGGCTGAGGGCTACTGGGGTATTGCAGATCACCTCATCGTGCCATTCCTTACTGGCTACTTCGACCCTACGTACAGTACCCCTATCTGGAACGGTAGTACTATTACGCATGGGGGTACTTATAATATGCCTGCGCTACGGGCAGCCTATGCTGGAATGTCCCCCGCTCAGGAGTTCACAACTGCACCACCTGCAACTATACAGACTAACGACCCTAATGCCTTTGTTACTACTATGTATAATGACCTCCTTTCCAAGCTAGTTGGAGAGCACAGTAGACTGCGGGCGGCATGGATAGCAGCTAGGGATGAGTATAATGCGTGGACTGCTAGCTACCCTGCTGGTATAGTATCTCAGGGCATAGTCCCAGGCTCATCACCGGCGTTTAGTGTAGCTACTGTATCTGATGTAACTGTTGACGAGAGGGCTGGTGAGGTTACGTACTATATCTTTAACACCCCGCTAGTAGCTCAGGTACACGCGGCGCTTTGGACTATATCGCAAACCCCTTCTGCGTGGCTGGCTAGCTACGACGACAAGCTCCAGACTGTACAGAAGTATCGTAATGCTACGCCTGCGGAGCTAGGGGTGGCTGGGTACGGCAGCCAGTACAGCATATCAGGGGATACTATCGTATCCTGCAATGGTATAGCAGTAGCGTATAAGAACGGAGAGGAATTGTACTCAGTGCCTGGCGGCGAAGGCATCTCCTACCAAGGGCCACTATCTGGAATGGGAGGAAGCCATAGTCCATCAGCGCCTTCTGGCTGGGGGCCCATGAACTACAATGCACCCAACCTATCAGGGCTATCAGGGACACTAGCGGTCGCAGGCTATAATAAGATAGACCCACCTGCTCCTCCTTTCAGCTTTGTGAATAACCGGTTCTATGTAACTGCGGGTACGTTAGTAGGGCCGTCTCCTAATCACACTGTCTACACACTATATTATAGTTTCGGTTCGCTATTTATTGGTAACGTACTGGGGGAGACGGTGACAAGAATTAAGGCCAATACGGAGGTCTTCGGAGGTGCGCCCGTGCAGGCTATGGTGTCTATGATAGGCAGTAAGGACTGGTGGTACTCGGATGCTGGGAACAGGGAGAAGCTCATATCTGACTACCAAGATAGCCTACTAGTAGGAGCGCGTAAGGCCATAGACAATCCTGGGTTCGGTGCTAATATAACCGAAACTACAGCCGTAGTAGATGCTGCGTGGGCTAACCGGTACTGGGTACTAGGGCATAAGTTTAAAGGACTGGATGATACGCCGCCGTGGCCCCTAGACGAAGATGGGAACCCGATTACAAGCCCCCGTCCTGGAGAGGAAGGCTACTTGGGAACCCCTGATAGCATAGAGTGGATATCCTACTTTGTCCCAGGGCAGGAGGAGTTCTGTGGGGTTACTAATGATATTAACATACCAGGTATATCTATCCCACCAGTGCAGGTACCTGACCTGTATGAGTCTATTCCAGGGTATCTAATAGATACTAAGAGCCGTGGGATATCTATGTACTCCAAGCTAACAGGCGCTTACGTATTCGACCTGCACCTACAGAAGTGGGGGATGATGGATAGGATGAAGGATACGTACAGTACGGACTCTCATACGGAGAAGGACGACCCTGAGTCAGTGGAGGATACCAACCTGAAGATGGGGTTTGATGGGTGTATCGTAGACTTTAGGCCAGTGAACGGAGAGCTACATGAGACCTCTATTGTAGGGGCTAACCCTCTTAACTGCGGCGTGTGGGAGAACCGTGTACTATACAGGTTCACTGAGTTTAATGACCCACGCTACTCACTCATCACCTACGGGAACCATGGGTTTAGAGGGGACATGGATACCAGCCTAGAGCAGGTTGTGGTAAATACCGTGGGCCCTGGTAACTATTGGACTATGGCAAACACCTCACTAAGCGGTGCGAGCCTGACCTATGGTATGTCCGGGCTTACGCTATCCGACCCAGTAAGTACCCAGACGGTACTTAATTATGGTAAAATAGGGAAATGGCACAGGGTAACAGTCCAAGGCCACTTCAACTTACGTGAACTTATTCTAAAGTCCCACAAAGCGGGCAGGAGATAGTACTATGGCCTTATCAGATAACTGGACTTATTCCAATAGCGACTCCTCTGGCGGCAGTAACTCTGGTAGCTATAACCAGAGCCAGACCCAGAACGGGTCTTCTTCTAGCAGTTCTAAAGGAAGCAGTAGCAGCCGCGATAACTTCAGTCAGAATAGCAATGGCAGTAGCCAAGCTACTACTAACGAGACTAGTAACTGGAACCGTAACGACAGGACTGTAGAGAATACTCTGTCTCGTACCGATGAGTTCACGCAGAGCCTACGGGTAATTGACATAGACCGCATGTCGTCTGTAGGACGTGAGGCTCTTAACCAGCTCATAGCTCAGATGGCTGCGGGTGGTACGGAGGCACAGCGTAAGCTGCTAGAGAATAGCTTTGCAGAGCAGATGGCCCAGCAGGCGCTACGTGAGCAGTTCAGCCCGGAGCGTGCGATGGCTGCGGCGGATGCTATGATACGGCAGAGTGTGAGCCTAGCTATGGAGTCAGGGCTACCTAACCTCATGGCCTCCTTGCAAAGCTCAGGCTCCTCGGGCAGTGCACTAGGGGCTATCCTTACCAGCAACATAGCACGGAACGCAGGCATAGATGCTGCGGCTCTAGGGGCTGACCTGACGGCTGACTTCGGAGGGCTACAGGCCAGTCTGTCTGGGACGCTAGCTAACCTGATAGCCAATACTAAGGACGAGAGCGTTAATGCCTTGCTAGATGCTCTACGGACTGACGCCGGTAGCCGAGAGCGTGGGACTATCTCTGACCAACAGACTAGAACATCTGAGACCCTGACTAACACAGTACGTAATACTAATAGCTCAGGTAGCACTAACACAAGCGGCACTACCAACACGGTTAGTAACGAGAGCGTATCGGGCACTCGTAACACCAGTGGGACTAGCTCTTCGTCAGAGCGTGGTAGTACTAGCAACAACACTAACACGGTACGTAACAGTACTAATAACAGTAACAATAATAGCTAAGGGGGTGTACCATGGTAGACGTAACTGACATGCTAAAGATCGGCGGAGGCCGGTCTGGCACTGGGAGCATAGATGAGACTGAACAGAAGGTACTCTCTATGGCTAAGGACTTCAGCCCTGAGCTACGCCGCGATGTAGACAATAGCATCCGTGAGTTCAAGGGCTTTGTGAAAGACCAGCCCGAGGGTTCTGTACGGCAGATCTCACAGACTGATGACCTGATCTCTTTCAGTGTGGCCTCTGATGGGTCGCTGGAGATTAGCGGCAAGAGCGCTCCTAACAAGGACGTGGTTAGCCCTAAGTCTATGAACGTAGTGAACTGGACTGCTGTACCTGATAACTTCAAGAGGCAGGGGGCTGGCAATCCGAACGCTGCTCCCGTTAACCGCAACCCAGGGGTAGGGGCACGGCAGGTGTTGGAGACAGGCCTGTCCCATGTGGAGAATCTACGTAAGGCTGGCCGGTACAAGGAAGCAGCGATCGAGTCCAAGAAGCTAGGCTTTACGCTAGCGGCCCAGCGGTCTAGAATCACTGACCTGTACATCTCGCAGGCACAGGAGGACTCAGGGCTTGCTATGGCGCAGGCTACTGAGGATCACTTCAAGGCTAAGGACGATGAGTACCGGCTAGCTAACGGGCTTAGCCCGATGGTAGGCTCCAGCAAGGAATGGAAGTCAGCCGCTGCCCGTGTGGACGCTATCAAGCAGAAGGCGCGGGTGCTTGGCCCTCAGATTATGAGCGCAGACCCTGACCTGCTAGACCTGTTTACCCGAGTGGAGACTACAGTAGCCCTTGGCGGGCAGGAGTCGGCGGAGGATGTGATCAACGCTGAGCGGCAGGATCTGGATATTAAGAAGGGACTTAATAACCTGAACACCATGCAGAACCTACAGAAGGATCCTCTTGTGTGGTCTCGTGTGTCTAACTACGCTGAGGTTATAAAGGGGGCTGTCCCTGTACGGGATCGGCCAGAGGAGCTTCTGAACTCCATCACCCAGCATGAGCTAAACTACCTACAGCTTGAGCGTAACCAGCCTGACCTAGCTATGACTCACCTGTATACTCCAGGCAGTGAGTTCTATGAGGTAGCTACCAATAGTAAGGTAGCTCAGGAGACTAAGGCTAGCCATAGTAAGACAGAGGCCGAGGCTAGAGTCCGTACCTTGCAGTCCCTAGGTAAGCACCTAGACGACAAGCGAACAGTTGCTATTCTACAGGGCATCATCCCAGGGGCTGGGGGTGTCAAGCGTATGGCCGGTACTACTGAGGAGATCATAGCTAAGGTGAACGAGCAAGTACCTGAGATGGCTATGATAACCAAGTCTGCTCTGTTCGCTCCTTATGTAGAGCTAGCCCAGCATACGGCTACTCTGACAGGGGCTAAGGAGAAAGCAGTAGGGGAGCTGGCTTTGCTGACCGCACGTGGCAAGCTGCTACAAGACTCTATCAGTATCCTTATGAACGACAACCTACTGAAGGGTGGGGACATTGGTATCCTACGAGACGTGCCCCCTAAGGAGGGTCCACTATCCCAGCTGTATGAGCGGGAGCGTGCTAATGGTAAGGCACCTAACCCCGTGGTCATAGCTACTCGCTACCTCACAGACCTCTACCGTGAAGGTGCTCCTACCAAGAGCGTGCTCACCCTAGACCCCTCCGCTTCTGAGTTTGATCAGCGGGTGGTTAAGGGTATGCGGAAAGACTTCGAGCGGGAGCGTCTGAATGAGATCAATGAGTGGCTAGAGTCCTTCGTAGAAGTTAACAACTCAGGCTCTACCTTCATCCACCTAGACGCTAACTATATCAAGACGGAGATCTACGCTATCCAGCTAGCTGCCCAGACTGCGCGGGACGCAGCCCTAAGACAGCAATTCCAATACCAGCAGATTGATACACAGGCCATGCCTTAAGGAGCAATATAATGCTACATACCGATACGCTAGACTACACGCTCTCTGCGGTGCTAGCCCCTCCTAAAGAGGAGCAGGGGACTTTCCAGACTGCTGGGAATCTCATAGCCGCAACTGGTGTGGATATCCTGAACACCATGGTACGCTCCGTTACCTTCGGGGCATACGAGGATACCACAGAGGATTGGCTCCAGAGCATGGGGGCTGACGAAGTACTCAGCACCTACTACGATCATAAGGAGGGTATCCAGACTGCCAGCCTTATAGGGGGCGCTCTTGTCCCCGGCATTGCAGCTATCAAGGCTGTGAACTACGCACGTAACGGCATGAAGGGGGCCAACTGGTTCTCTACTGCCGGACGTACTGAGAACCTAGCGGGGGCTGAGAAGCTATTCGCTAACGGCTTTGCTGAGACTACTCAGTACAAGGCAGCACGTAATCTAGTCTACCGCAACGCTATAGCTAACGGGATGGTGGATAACGTAGCTGCTGAGTTCGCGATGATCGCTACCATGTCTGCCCATCCTATGATGGAAGACTACATGGAGAACCCTATCAGTAGTATTGGCTTCAGCCTTGCTATTGGTGGAGTCCTGTCCTCTGGTATCGACACCATCGTGGCGCGTAAGGCGCTAACTACTATGGAAGGCACCGTGGTAGGGCAAGCCAACAAGCAGGTGTTCGATAACGTAGCGGTGGAGCTGGCTAACCAAGGTGCTTCCATTACCAACTACCTAGTGCACTCTAGTAGTATCGTGCGCTTGGAGGGTATCCTAAAGACCAACGACTTGAACGCGGTCACTCGGGAGAACGCTGCCTCTATGGTCGAGAAGCTCAAGGCTGAGCGGCAGACCATGCTAGGCGAGGCAGTCACAGACTCAGAGCTAATGAAGAATACGGAGCTGCTGGATAAGATCCTCACTAACCCAGGGGTGGTCGGCGCCGAGAGCATGAAGTACTATAAGCCTCTCAAGGTGTCAGCTGTAGGCCAGACTGTTAACCGGTTCGTAGACGGTATCCTGGATGCAGCGGGTAAGCCTAGACTGAAAGACCGTGGCAAGAACAAAGCTCCTAAGGTATTGGGGGCTGTCTTCGACTCTAAGCGTAACGCGTTCGTAGACCTAGAGTCTGCTGAGATACTGACAGGGGCCGCTGACTTTACCACTCCTGAGAAGCTACTGGAGGCGGGTACTAAAGCATCTAAGACTATGCACGCTCTCCGTCCTGGCTATATGGAGAACATGCTAAGCGCATCCCCTGGGGATCAGGAGAAAGACTTCCTGACTCGGGTGATAGGCTATAGCAAGATGGATAGCAAGAAGCTAGGGATGCAGCTTATCGACGAGGAGGACTATGCTAGTCAGGTAGCACTCGTCATGGCTATGGACGAACGCCGCGCCCTGCTGAAGACGCAGGCTGGGGTGGGTACTCCAGAGGAGGGACTACGCGCTGCGCTTGAGCTAGAGGAGCTGGACAAGGCTGTTATCCGTGTCTATGAAGGCGGAGATCTGTCCCATACCCTGACTAAAGGGTACATGGCAGAGCACTCTATTCCAGCTAACATGATACCGCAGCTGCACGAGATAACTGCTGACATATCAGCGGGTACGCACTCTAGCATCAAGCGTATCCAGTTCGAGTCTGAGATGCCACAGAGCTTTGCTAGACTAGCGAGTAAGTGGGAAGCTGGGTCAGCTTCAGCTATCATCTCCATAGACCCCGTCACCTTGCAGGAAGTAGCTGTGGGTACTGCAGGCTCTTCTACTATCCATGCCTTCGAGTATGTACGTCGCCAGCTAGACGCAGCCCTGCGCCCAGGAGGCAGTAACGCGCTAGTCAAGAGGGCTGACTGGGTAGACCCTATGCTGAAGGGGGATCATGGTAAGAAGCTACGTGCTGCGCTGAAGGAGAAGGCTGACGACAATGGTAACATCTTCCTGTACCGTGGCCTGTCTGTACCTAAGACCAATGGGCACTCGGCGCTGGAGTCCTACACTACCAGCTACGCGGCAGCTAGGAACCTAGGCAAATACGTGGAAGCCTACCAGATACATGTGGATGATGTAGTAGCCTATATTGGAGGGCTGCCTGTGTCAGGAGTAGACCCCTCTGGCCGTAACATCAAGTCTGAGTTCGAGGTGCTAGTCAAGACCGCTAGCCGGACTACGCTGAAGGATCTTACCCAGCGGGCTGCTAAGGTGAACCAAGAGACTGGGGACTTCTTACTGCCTGGGGTACGGGAGACTACACTGGACGAGCTATCTGCTAGCCTGCCTGCTATGATGGCAGAGCGCGTGCGTAGCTTGCTCATTAAGAACAACAAGGCTACTGGCAACAAGCTGAACATAGAGGAGATCGCTACTCGTACTGGTCTGACTGAGAAGGGTGTTATGTCAGCCCTAACTATGCGAGGGTCTAACCCTAAGCTGGAGTTCACTATCCAGTCTATGATGGATGGGGAGACTAACCTAGCTTCCGCAGCACAGAAGATGGCAGACCCTAGCCGCCGACTGGTACAGCTAACACCTCAGCAGAGCCTGACGAACTATGCTAAGTTCGCTAGCAACGTGAAGTCTAAGGCGGACAAGGAGACGCTGGATACCTTCAACGACGAGTACGTAAGGCACGAGCTGTCCATTAGCCAGTCTACTATCTCTAAGGAGGTGGAGGCTCTGGGCGCTAAGATAGAACTAGCTGTCGTGGAGGAGGCAGCCGGTATGATAAACAGCAACATGCTGCAAGGGCGCTTCTTCAAGTCGGCTGACTTCTACATGCGGAAGCTGGGGGAGGTAGGTCAGATAGCTACGCACATGGCTAACAAGGTTACTAACTACGGCAACCAGATTACCAAGCAACACATCCTACCACTGCGTGATCTAGCAGCAGCAGTCACTCGTAACAGAGCGGACACTGTACTAGCTAACACAGCCTATGAAGTGTACAAGACTCTGGATAGCCGCAAGGGTAAGATCCGCTTCAACCATGATGAGGGTACGTTCCAGCAGTGGAACAAGAAGGCTGAGGTGGAAGGCTCGGATAAGCTAGGGGCTTGGGAAGACGCCAAGTGGCAGGGTAAGGAGTTCGTAATCCCTGAGAGTGCTAAGGATGTACGGGACTTGTTCCAAGGCTTTGGCGATGTAGCCGATAAGATCTACCAGGCTACCAAGACTCGTAACAAGATCACTGGGCTTAAGACCAACGACGCAGGCTACCACATTCCTAACTACGACCCCACTGGTAAGATCACGTTCTTCGTACACACCAAGCGTAATGGTGTACTGACCCGTGAGGTTATCTGGGGTAAGACTAAGGAGGAGGTATCCCGTAAGCAGTTCCTCGTAGAGCAGGCGGCTAAGGAGGGAGGCTACCACGTGGAGATCATCACCCCGCAGGATAGGAACTATAAGAAGATACAGGCAGGCTCTGACGCTCAGGTCATGCGGGAAGCAGATGCTACTAAGCTGAAGAAGGGTAACACAGCTACCCCGTTCATCTCAGATAGCAGTGAGAGCTTAGGCGGTATTATCGAGGGGCTACAGCAGGGCTTGCTCTCTGAGGTGTCTCGTACTATGTCCCTTACTCAGCACAAGCTAACCTCCATGCTGGATAACATGACTGCATTAGAGAGCCGCTACCTGTCTGCACAGGCGCTGGATAAGGTGGAGAAGGAGAGGCTGCAAGGGGCGCTGGCGCCTAGCGTAGTCAAGGCCATGATCCAAGGTAAGCCTGTCACTAAGGAGTTCCAAGGCTGGTCTGCTGTAGACAATGGCATGGAGTGGCTCACAGGTGAGGGGCTGAACCTAGTCAACAAGATAGTGGCTCCGCTGTCTGGGGCTAAGGGTGCTATCCTAGGCAACAAGAAAGCAGTCGAGGCTTGGGCTGAGCTAGGGGCAGAGCTGGAGAGGAAGGGCTACCCTGATCCTTGGGCAGTCTACAATGATAACGGCTTCGCGGCCTTTGAGGTGGCACGTACACTGCATCCTACTGAGAATGCGCGTCGGGCTGTGTCGGCTGCTAACGGACTGGCTGCTACCTTCGCTCTACGGTTAGCTGAACTAGGCCAGCCTTTGGTTAACGCTCTGTCCTTACCTATCATGTCCTACTCTGCTATGGCGCACCAGTACGATGGCGTGTTCATGGGGCAGGTCAAGGGGGCGGTCAAGCCTAACCCGCTAGCTATCATGTACGATGGGATGCGGATGCTGAACGACCCTGACTATGCAGCACTCACTGGGCGTGGTCAGCCCGACGGTGTAGGGCTATGGGCTAAGGGTGGATATGTAGACCCTATCGTGTCGGAGGCTACGGATATGATTCGTATGGCCCACCTGCGGGAGCCTGGGTTCATCCCCAAGATAGAGAAGTTCCTAGATGCAGTCGGGCCAGCTCAGCGGGATGCTAATGGAAAGGTAATCCCAGGGCAGCGTAAGTGGGGCTGGCTAACCAGCGCGTCGGATGCCTCTGAAAAGCTAACTCGTATGGCTTCTATGGCTATGGGTACGCAGCTAGGGGTTCGGCTCTACGGGTTTGATCTGGCTACGGAAGCAGGGCAGAAAGCCAGCATGATCTTTGCTAGTGACTTCACTAACAGAGCCATCGGTAACTACACCAGCTCGCAGCGGCCTGTCATGTTCCAGGGTACGTTCGGTGCAGCCCTTGGGTTGTTCCAGACCTACATGCTTACCTTTGCACAGAACATGTACCGCCACCTTGAGGTCAAAGACTACAAGGCTATCGGCATTACAGCTGCGCTACAGGGTGGAGTGTTCGGTATGAACGGCCTGCCTGGGTTCGACCTGCTGTCTACGTACATAGGGGAGAACTTCTCGGATAACCATAAGGACTTACGGACGGGTACGTATGCTGCTATCCCTAACCAGACGGCAGCTAACGCAGTGCTCTATGGATTGCCCGCTAGTATCGGGGCGCTATGGGGAGAGTCTGACGGGTTCGGCATGAGTAGCCGGGGTGAGCTTAGCCCACGCTTCGTAGGTATTACGGATGATAACCTAGCTGCGCTGTCTATGATTACTGATGCCGCGAGTGCTACATGGAGGGTGCTGGATAGTATGGCGGATAGACCAGAGAACGCGCTGGCTGCTATGGCTGAGGGGCTTACGCTCCAGAGTGTTAGCAGACCTGTAGCCCGTATGACAGAGCTTATCACTGGCACTGCGCTGAACCAAGCGGAGAACGTAGTGAACACTAGCGACGACGTATGGACACCGGCGGGTATCGCGTCTAGGATATTCGCTATGCGTAGTGCGGATGAGGTGAGGCAGAGACAAGCCCTGCACCTTAACAGTCATTACAATGCAGTTGATTCGGAGCGTAGGCAGGTAGCTATGAACCGTATGAAGACGGCGCTACGAGAGGGGAATCTTACGGATGATGTGCTAGCGGAAGCTTCGCAGGAGTATCTCAAGACGGGTAGCCCACAAGGGTTCCGTAATGCGATGAACAATGCGATAGGAGGGATCGAGCAGGGAGTGGACTATAGCGCAGCTAAGGCTATGTCGGCAGAGTCCCCGCTCTGGCGGATGGTCAATGATATCTAGCAACCCTTAACCTCAAGGAGATCAGGCTCCATACCAAAGAAGTCAGCATAAGCTAGTGGGATAGTCTCTGGGGCATTACTATACGTAACCTCGGAGACTGTCTTTACTACGCGTCCGTTTACCCATAGCTCCCAGTCCTTGTTCTTTCCATTGATCCGCTGTCCGTTGAATCCTTTCTCCCTAAGCTCATCCATAGTAGCGAAGTCGCTATGGTCAGGCCGTTTAAACTCCCCAGTCTCTATCTTACCAGGGTTGCCTAGCTTGTACATCAGGCGCTCATCCTTGGCCCTCCGTACTTCCTTCATAGCCAGTCCTAGTTCAAGCTGCTTCATAGCCTTGTCTCCTTAATGTATTCCCGTACCCCACGATCAGATACCCCTGCTACCTTAGCGTTCCCTTTAGCTAAGTCTTCCTGCAAGTCCTGGTGCCTGCGTACTAGGCGCTCCTCCTCCATAGTAGCCGCCCGCTTGACCCCATCAACTACAGGGCCAGTGCATACGGACTTACGATAGGCAGTCATGTTAGCTACATACGTAGCCACTATCTCTTGTGCGTTCATACCATCTCCTCCATAGAGAGATAATCAGGTAGCAGTAGGTTCTTACCCCACTCCTGTCTTACTACGTGTAGTGGAAGGAACCCAATGTCCTGCCCGTTTACTTGCTTAGCCTGCACCTTCTGTGCAGAGATCATACCCTTTATAATATCTACCAGTTCAGACTGGCGGGTTAGGTCAGAGCCTACGTTACGCCATAGCTGGTTCATAGTTATAGGCTGTGTTGCTTTCTCAAGGATTGCAAGAATGTCCTGCTGTACGGGGCTGTTTCGGCCTCTACCGTACTCACCCAGAGCCTTGCCCATGCTGCACTCCGTGAAGTGTAAGAGGGTGTTAGCTTTGAGTAGGTGCTCTGCTGTGATGACTGTCGTAAGGTCTGCGGCAGCGAGGCATAGCGCCAGCTTGAGGAGGTGGGTCTGTCTCCTCGTAGTATAGTTTGCAAACCTGTGATCGTCAAGCGGCTCAAAGGAGGCGTACATAGCCTCGGCTGCTAGCTTAGCTTCATCAGTTAGCTCAGCCTTACCCTTCACGTGTAGCTTCATTTGCACTAGGTGCTCTCGTAGATCCTGCATAGCCTCGGGACAAGGAGGTGCTGGCCACGGTATCTTCTTCCCGCTAGGGTCAGAGTGTACGAAGATCAGTCGGCTTGTGAAGCCCTGTCCTATAGCTTCAGGTGGGAAGGCTAGGGTAAAGCCCGCCGGTGTGTTGCCGCTCAGTAGGTTGACTGTTGGCTGGTCTACCCTTACATCCTGCCCTGTTAGCTTAGGGTGGAGGTACTCTTCAGGGCAGTCCCACAGCTTGGTCAGCATGGTAAGGAACTCCATGTTACCCTGACCTACAAAGTCCGTGAACTCGTCCGCTATGATGTGCATCTCATGCCCGTCCTCTGGCACTAGGTCTAGCAGGTCGTCTATGCTACAGGAGTCTAGGCCAGGTACGTGGGTACTCATCATAGACTTGAGGAACATCTCCTTACTCATCCTGTCGGCTGCGAACCTGTCATACCCTGTTGCCTTCATTATCTTACGAGCTGCGTTGACAGCGGTAGACTTCCGTGTACCAGGGCTACCCATTAGCATGATGTACATGTTAGGGTATAGCTCAGTGTGGCCGAAGGGGAAGCGGAACTGCCTACCCAGTAGACCACCCACGGCGGCGATAGCAGACCACCTATGGTATATCATAGGGGACTCGCTGTGGCCTATGTACTTAAAATACTTCTGGAAGTAATCCATTCTGTAGCTCCACGCCTTCTTTCCAGCTCTTAGTGGATACTGCGAAGTCAACCCCTATCTCCATAGTCTTGCCATGTACCAGTACCTTGCGAGTCATACACTGGCGTAGGTCAGCTAGCATTGGAGGTAGGCGTTCTATGCGCCCTTGGCTTATGATGCTATCGTGCACCTGCCCTTTGAGGCGGAAGTCTCCACGGTACTTAGGAACCATCTTCTTGTACACGTCTAGCATAGCTGCGTTCAGTATGGATACGCTTAGGTTCTGTGGCCTGTGCGCTACTGCGCTGCGTAAGACTGAGTGGCTGCGGTGCGGGTCGCCAAAGAAGTGGCGGGTATGGCCTAGCGGAGAGACCAGTCGGCTAGTAGCTATTAGCTCTGCCTTGATCTGCTCGTACCATAGCCGTACCTCAGGGAAAGGATCATGGTAGCTGTTCAGCAGTAGTGTAGCGAACTGCATCATAGTCATTTGATCTTCCCGTCCACGCTGCGGGATAGGGGTTAGCGTAATCCCCAGTATCTCTGCTCCGTAGTATAGGTTCTCCTCTCCTGCGTTCTCTATGAAGGTCTGCGCCCCCATCATGTAGTTAGTACCGTGTACGATCTTCTTTAGTACCTTGTTCCTGAAGCTAGTAGATACCTCTTCGTAAGGGATACTGAAGAATAGTGTGCCGAGGGTACGATAGAAGTCCCTGTCTGGGTCGGACAGCGCACGAATAAGAGAGGCGCACTGGGACAGGTAGGCGGTACACACAGCCTCAGCCTTGCTAAAGTCAGCGTCGATAATGGCAAAGCCTGCGTCTGGTACAAGCATGTACTTAGCATAGCCTGGAATGTTTTGGACTTGAGTACCGCAGTTGAAGCTGCTGGCATTACAGCTCATCCTTCCTGTCTCAGTACCGCCGGGGTTAAGGTTGTATAGCAGCCGCTCGTTACGCTGCCAGAACTTATAGTATGTACCGATAGCCTTGCTGCTGTCCTGATACCGCTCTACCTCTGTGGTATAACGTGCGATCAGTGGGTGCTGCTGGGCTATAGCGGATAGGTTCTTCTTGTCAGTGCAGGACTTGCTCTTCCCAATGCCAGGCTTCTTAGCCCCGATCACTGTATAGAATAGCTTCTCCTTCTGCTGCCAGCTACCTGGGTTGAAGCAGGGGTCTGCCGTCATGGTCTGTAGCAGGTGGCGAGCATCCAATAGCTGATCCTCTGCCTTAGCCAGCAGGCTCTTGCGTACCTTGTTGTCTATTAGAAAGCCTTCAAAGGCTGAGTAGAGACAGGGGTATACCATGGGGAACGTGGTTCCGTAGTTAACGCTGGCGTATCGCGGCATATTCTGTAGCTGCTGTAGGGCAATGCGGGCCGTATAAAAGGTATCAAGCCCGTTGTATCGCCAGTACTGTTCGATGTTGCGGGTGCTATAAGCAGCCTTGCTGTTATACTTCCACTGCCTGTAGTCGAACAGAGTCCAGCTAGCGATGAATGCAAGGTCTTTTGGCAGCTCGCTGTACTGAGCGTGAGAGGCCAGCATAGTATCAACAACCCAGTTATTAATCCATATCCTGTACCCACAGCTATGTAAG